GCAGCCATCAATGCAGAGAAAATAAGATCCGCATTGGGTGGTTTGACCATCGATAGACGCGAGAACATTAACACCGTTGACCAGATGACCAGAGACCAGATTGTGGCGCGGCTCGATGCATTGAGAAAGCAATACCCACAAGCATTCCAACTTGAGGCAGAATACAAGGATATTACACCAGATGAGCAAGGGACCAGAGGCGAACTTTTGGAACACAATACGGCAGAACTTGCCGAAGAAGTGCTTCGCAACGAGGATTGAAAACAAACATGGGGGCGGTGTTCCAGACTGTCATATGGTTTGGGATGGGTTGCCGTTTTGGTGTGAGTTGAAGGTAAGCAAAGGAAACGCTGTAAAAGTCACGCCTCATCAGGTTGCATGGAATATGGCGTATTGGGCAAGAGGTGGGTCAAATTTTTTCTTAGTAAAGAGCCTCAAGGACAGCGATCTAATTTTATTTGAGGGTGATCAGGGTGCCGATTTGATTAATGGTGGGATATCCTTGGCGCGTGGTCAACGGTTCAAGAATCTTGCGCCCTTGTTCTGCGCCTTGCGCCCTGTTTTGGAATCTAGAATGTCTTGCGCCTTGCGCCCTGCGTCTTGATTTTATGTGCGGGTCTGCCCAGAAAGTTGGGTCAGGATTCCTGGTCCCATGAAAAAGTTTAGGGCCAGGATATCCTGGCCCCATTGTTTAGTGTTCTGGCAAAAAAGCTTCAAGTTCCTGGTGCTTTATATGTTCAAGTAACTCAAACAGAGCGGTAACGTCTCCCACTTCAATGTCTCTTTTAATTTGTTCAATTACAGTATCAATTATTTGCTGTTTAGTTTTCATTTTTAATGCTCCACTATCGCTATTGATTTTGCTTTGCTCGATCCCCTACAAAGTTTGCAAGCTGTGCATTGCACCCGACGACCCGCCTCTTTGGAAGCTGGGCAGAGTGTTTCGTTTTGTTTGTCCAAGTCTGCTAGATCCTGGATCACTCGGAAGGTCCGACGACCCGCTGCCCAATGTTCCTGTGCTTGCTCGTAAGTATCCGCGGATTGCATACAAATTTCCGGCGACCATGCGCTTTGATGCGTGTATGCTGTCCAAGTTTTAGCTTGGCTTAACAAATTATCCCAAACATATTTTGGAACAGCGGCGGGGTCGCCATATGTTCCGACCCTTACGAATCTATCACGACCCATTTCGATTGCGTCGCCAGTCTGATAAACCCCGCGCTTGTATGCTTTGTAAACAATCAAGACCCCTTGACCTAGGTTAACATAACAGCGACGACCTTTTGCAATCTTTCGCTTTGGGTCGTCGGTTGGTGTTCCGCGCATTATGCAATTGCCACAAATAGAAAAATCCGCGCCAGTTTTTGAAGCCTCGAGCGGATTAATGTTTTCTCTTAATATGTAAGTTTGAACGACCTTGCCCGTTTTGGTATTTCTATCCGAGTATGTTGCAATAACTACAATTTGCTCGTTATCCAATAGACTAGGTCCCTTGTATATAACAGCGTGTTTCATTACTTTTGAACCTTTATATATTCACGAGTAACAATGTGCTTGAAATATAAAGCTTCGTCGTCTTCGTGCATGAACATATAAACATTTTTTAGAACATCAAAAGCTTGTTCAAACTTTTGATTCATTCTAATTGTTGGATATTCTTGTATCATTTCTTTTCCTTTCGTAATAGTTAACAGTTTAAGTATACCATGCCACAACAAAACAACAAGTAAAAAGTCTTGCGCCTTGTTTGGATCTGGTCCCGCAGCTTGGTTAAATCTTGCGCCTTGCGCCTTGTCTTGCGCCTTTTAAGAAAATAAAAACCCCCAGGGCCAGGCCCCAGGGGAAAAGGAAAGTTGCTCGATAACCCTCGAGCCAGGGATTAAAGTGTAGGAGGGATTAGGGTTAACCCTCAAAGAACGACCGCCAGTACTACCATGTCCAACCGCGTTCTTACCTGGCTGCATCCGCTAAGACGATCCGCTAAGATCCTTCGCCATTACCTTAGCCCCGCACTGTGAGGGCTTATTCAGTCACTACAGAACGGACCCCGTCAGGCCCGTTCTATCTCATATTTTTGCATCCAATGGCATAAAGTTTGCCGATTGTGTAGTCCAAGTAGCTCCGCCGCTGCCACAAGTTTATTGTTACTTTGTTCGAGCGCACGTTTAACGTAAGCTTTCTTTAACTCATCGATGTGAGCATTGACATCCATGTCTTCCCGCAGCTCTCCCTGGCTTACGCTGTGAGGGTTTACTTCCTGGGTTATGACATAGGCGTCATCGATAATAACTTTTATTTTCATAGTTCTTCCTTCCTTTCAAAATATATTGAAATGCTGGCCCTGGGATGGGCCAGCCAATCAATATACTCCTTTCTCCTATCCAGAATATTCGTTTCGCCATTCTGGGTCGGCGTCGATTAGTACTCCGTTCTGGATTACTTCCCTCGCATAACCGTCGCCAATCTCATCTCGATAATCTGTTAACGGAGACGATGTAGCTAAAAACCATCGAGCATAAGGATCTTTACGTTCAGCTTCCGAATGCTTGTAGGTTTTTAAAACTTTCCAGATCCAACCAGTGCGGGGATCAGTGTAGGTTGCGTATGGGTTATCCGCTTTGCGGGTTTTTCCAAAAGATGTTCTAGGCATTTCATTTTTCCTTTTCAAATAATTAAGAACAATTTATTTGTAGCCTAGTTTCAACCAGGCTACAAGTCTTTTTTTTTAATCGTCTTCGGACATCCAACATATGCCCCAGGCGACATCATAAAGCCCGTCTTTGTTGGGCTTTTGATTTTTGAAGTCTTCCCAATATAACCTGTCGTCGTCATCATCCCATTCAGTAGGAAATATATCTTTAACGATTTTCTTAAAATTTTCCTCATCTACTAATGGCTGCAACCAACCGTTCCAACGATTGTTTGGTAGATAGTAGCCCTCATATATGGGAGTATCTTCGTCGTATAATCCGAATTTAGTTTTGATAAAATCTTTCATTTTACTTTCCTTGGTTGAGGGGAGGCCGAAGCCTCCCGATTAATTATTTTGAGTAATCGTCCACTATTTGGGTCGCTAATTTATAGTGTTGATCGCTTACTTGCTTTCGCGCTTCCGCCATTGTTAGCCTTTCCGCCGGCGGACCTAGCTTATCGAATTCAGCTATTAGCTGATTGTACATTTCGGCGGCTTGTTCATCCCGTCCTGCAGCTAACATGGTAAACATCATCTCAAGTTTAAACTTAAGCTTGTTTCCTAATGTTGTTTCTTTTTCCATTATTTCTTTTCCTTCGTCGCGTCGGCTTTTGAAGTCTTTAACCTACCGTTCAGATATTGATTGCACAGGCGTTCCATTGCCTGTTCTCTTGTTACTTTGAAATGTAACTCATGACTCATTTCATCAGCGACTAAATCAACAGGGGATTTTTCTTTTGTTAGAAATCTTTGCATAATCTTTTCCTTTAAAATAATTGACTAGGGTTAGTGTAGCCCGATTGTTGTCGGGCTACAAGTTAATTTACTTTTTATTGTAGAGTTTCAATTTAGCAAGCTCGGCAAGGGGATCTTGTGCGTTCCAATAGAACCTTGTTTGCTCGTGCTCTTTTCTAATATGTTCCTTGATGGTTACTTGTTTGAAGTATGCAAGGCCATCTTCGACCGCCATCTCTTTTGTAGCCTGTTCAAGCAATCTAAGATTGTTTTTGATTGCTTTGATTTGCTCTAAGGTCGCTTTATAATCTTGACCTTCGACATCTACTAAAATTTCTAGGTCGGTTACTATTGCTTTAGTTAACATTTTACTTTCCTTTCGTATTGATTAACTAAGTTAATCATGTTCATATTTTGGATAGTATGTCAACAACAAAACAACAAATAATCTACAAATAATAAATCTTTTTTTAGGGGTTACTTTGCCCTATCGTCTCGCAGGTCCGAGGGTCGCGACCCCCTATCCCCCCTATTTGGGGGGACTGTTTGTGTCTGTGCGTGTTATATAGTTATTTCCTCTTCCTTTTCCTCTT